GTGCAACATTTCCAAATGACGTTGTATTGTATTGGAGCATTATGAACAACAGCGCGCTTGTCTATTATCAAGAGAAATTGCGTGCCAGCGTTCGTCGTGAACATACATCGCACCATCAGAATATATTTCCAGTAGCGTAGGGAATTGGCAGCATCATGAATGGTATCACCTGGTGTGGGCCATACAAGATGATACCTGTTGAATGTAGTGTAGTTAAGGAGTTTAGAAGATCTTTTAAATGGGTATATAGTAGGAATACCCAATATCCCATACCTGGTTACGGCGTCGGTCGTACCGCTTATGACCAGTTTTATGCGGATTATGTCGCTTGTGCTTATACGGAGGGGCCTTATCCGGCAGCGTTTGAAACATGGATTTCGACACCTGATTACTTTGATTGTGTTGACGAGAAATGTGACAATTCGTTTGAAACCGTTTATGGTCCCTTTTTTAGTAATAGTAGTGTTGTGTATGGTTTGTCTTCCCATAATATTGCAAAAGCCTTGATCAGGCAAACTGCTGACCATAATCCACCTGGCGTCAATTTACCGTTAAACCAAACGTTGTTCCTACAACGTCGATGCGCTCGTCGGTGGCAAACAGCTTTAAGCAGACATATTTTGAATGAGCATGATAAGCAGCCTTTGTCATTTGAGGATGAAATGATATTGTATGCTTTTGACCCGACTCATGGCAAGTATAAGCTACGTGCACAAGCCATGTTAGATTTCATCAATCTTGGTGACTGGTCGAGTCGAACTTGGATGCGTAAAAACATGATCGGCAAGCTCAAACGTTTTGAGCGTGCTAAACATGGTAAATACCCTAGATTGATTGGCGATTTGGGTACAACTGCGTCTTTAGTTGCTGGTTTCGCTACAAAATTTTTCAAGAAGTGCATTGCTAGTTTTTTGTATTCACCTGTTCGGAGGTGTACTTTTATTGGTACACCTTCACATGATGAGTTGAAAACTGGTTTTAAAGATGTGTGGAATCCTGTAGACACTTCTGGTTTAGTTTTTAGTGACGATTCATGCTTTAGTGCTGTGTGTTCTGATGGCATTTTTAGGGCTAATCTAGACATTAGTTCTTGTGATGCATCTCACACTGGTGCTATGTTCAAGTTTATGGAAGATTGCATTCCCATTACAACCATGAAAAATGCCTTTGTTGTGGCGAGGAGGCAATTATCTTGTGGTCAAAATAATCCTTTCTGTATTTTAGATGCAAACAAACGGAAGGCGATTAAATTAGTGTTGTCTACGCACGAAAACAATTTGTACGATGTCTTTTTGGCATCTGGTTCCACGTTAACTACTGCTATTAATACTGTGGCGAATTCATTGATTAATTTGTCATTGAGTCGGGTTAATTGGCGAGGTGTCAGATTGTCTGATGCAGTGCAAGTTGTCAAAGAACGTGCTATGGATGTGGGTTACAACGTTACTGTTGATGTGTGTGAAAATTTGCATGATTTACAATTTCTTAAACATTCTCCGACTGAAGATTATTCTCCTTTTTTGAATTTAGGTGTTATGTTGCGTACAATGGGTCATTGTTTCGGACCCCTTCCGGGTAATGGCTCATTTCGAGAGAAAGCTTTTTTGTTTGACTCTTCATTATGTGAAGGTTTTAAGTACAGTGGTGTTTCTAGGTTTACTCGTGTGATGACTGAAAAGTATAAATACTGTGAACCACGCTTTAATAGCGAAGCCGCTCGTGCCAGTTACCATAGCAACCAGGGTGTCATCACCATGGTATCTGATGATGTCGTTTGTAGTAGGTACGGCATTACGATTGATGAATGGGTCGAACTTTGTAGTCTGTATAAAGTTAGTAGTGTTGGTGAATGTATTAGATGTAGCGCTAGTGATAAGATCTTTTCCAAAGATTACGGGTATGGTGATGCTGAACACACCGTGTACATGCCCAGTGATCGTGAAAAATTTGATGTCAATGCACCGCAATTACGCAAAGGTCGTAAAGGCGCGTTGATTGATGATTACTACACGTACAATAAAAGTTCGGAATGACGTCGAC